GCGGCACGGTCGCAAAGTCCGAGTAGCGACGATAGGTGCAGCCGAGCAGCGTACCGTCCGACGTGCAGGCCCATAGGCAGGGCAACGGGTCTTCCTGGTAGGCGATCTCGGTGATACCGCCGTGCTCGTCAGGGAGGTGCTGGGCATTGGCGTTCAAGAGCCGGCCGGTGAAGCGATTGGAGAAAGCGTCAACCATGTATTCATAGACCTTGCGGCCGAACGCCTGGACGAACAGCAGCGCCGTCCCGACACGGGCGGGCTCGATGAAGGCTGACTTGAAGCGGCTGACCTTGCGCACGGTCGCCTGCGTGGGGGTCAGTGCATCACCGGCCGATTGCGCACCGAGCAGCCATTGACCGTCTTCGGTGCCGAAGATCATTCCCTGCCGGTCGGGCGAGAACCAGAGGATTTGGTTGTTGTCCCTGTCGTTGAACGTCACATTGATCGCGGCGTCGTCGAACACCTCGCCTATCGTGTTGGAAGGGCTGAACAGACCGTAATAGGACGCTACGCCGTCGAAGACGTTTGGACTGCTGGCGTCCACGCTGTTAGGCACGGCGCCGCCGAGGAGGAGCCGGCCGTCGATCCATCCTCCAACGGCGGGATAGGTGGCCGTGGTGTACTTGCCGATCTGCCAAGTGTCGATGATGCTGCCCGCGTTTTGCAGCGTGTGCGCGGCATAGTTGGCCTGCACGAGAACGTCGATGTGTGTGGTGTCGGTGACGACCGTGATATAGCCTGCGGTCCAATCGCCGAGTGTGGGGTCGAGCACCCAAGGGAAAGTCGCCACGCTGGATACAAAGAGCGGCTGCCCCGGCACGGTGGTATTGGAACTGGCGATGCTGCGCCAATAAGAGCCATTGTAGGTGACGGTATCGCCCGAGGCGTAGGTGCCCGCCGCCCATGCGACAGGCTGCGTCCACAGCCGCATCGCGCGCCCGACATCGGTGCTGTCGAACAGGCGACCGACATCGCCATCGGAGCCGATCGTCAGGTGGTAGGTGAGCCCGTCCGTCGTGGTCCACGTCGCGGTCTTGTTGCCCGTCTGGCTCGTGCCGATGTAGGGGTCGAGATAGGGACCATCGACCTCCTTGAAGTCCGCGTCCTTTGAAACGGTGATCGCGCCGCCGACGATCTCCAGCAACCATGGGGCGTGCCCCTTCGACAGCAGAAGCGCAGCGATGCCGGATTGCACGACGCGGAGCTTCGCCACTTCCGCGACACTGGTGTAGGGAAGGGCCTTGACAACGATGCGCTGCGCGCTTGCCGTGGTCGTCGTGTAGCTCATACCGCTGCCGACTATATCGGTTCCCGTCACCGCGTCGGCGAGGGTGAAGGTGGTGGTCGAGACTTTCGTGACGATGAGTTGCCGGTTGCGCACGGTGGCGGCGCTCGCCCCCGTCCCTGTGTTGTTGGTGATGATGATCGTGTCGCCGGTTGACCAGTTCTGCGCGGAGCTCATCGTCATCAGCGTCGGGGTCGCTCCCGAGAAGCTGGTAATGGTGCCGGCCGCGGCATCGCAGAGGAGGCCAGAGTAGCCGTTGGCGGTCGGCTCCCACACCCGGAGCCATGAGTTCGACCCGTCGCTCGTAATCTCAAGCCCGTAGACGACGTTCACACCGGAGGTGGCGATGTCGCCCGCGATGAACGACCGGATGATCCCGGCGTACCCCTTGTAGGTGTACCCGACATCGAAGAACCCCGGCCGGCGGGTCCACGCGCCCTCCTCGGTGGGGAAGGAGTTGAGGCACAGGTTCATCGACTGCCGGTAGGTTGGCAGATCAATGCGGCCTTGTGCCCACGGGGAAACTTCCCCCTGCTGAAAGGTGTACTGCGTCGGGTTGGAGGCACCCATCAGGCACGCACCGTGACGTACCTATTCTCGAACATGCTGGTCGGGCCGATCTCAATTGCGTTGGTGAGAACCGCCCGGCGGCGGTCGCTCTTGTACTTGCGAGAGATCGACGCCATGAGTTGCGGCAGGAGCTTAGGATCGAGGGTCTTGAATGAAGCAGTCGTCTCCTCGGCGATCTGCGCGGCGAGCATTTCGCAGAACAGCGGGTCCATCGCGGACACGTCCACGACGCTCGCGATAAACCGCATCATCAAGGGGCCGGGGGCATGGCTGACGAGATATTTGTCCTCCAGGGTCCAATCTTCCGGGGACGCACCCGAAGTCGAGCCAAGGTAGGAATAGAGCCCGGCCTTGGGATCGGTCGGCGCGCGCCGCAGAAAAGCGTTGGGCAGAGCATACACATTGGAGCTTGCAAGATCATGCGAAGGCCCGGCACCGACCGGCCACATGATCTGGAGCGGGGTGGTGCTGGCCCCCGTCACATCAAGCCAGTTCCCGGTAGCCGACACCGGGTTGTCCTCGTTGTTCGCATACATCGAGGCGTAGATTTTGATGGCACCGGGATAGGTGAGCGGGATCGGGCTGCCGGAGGCGGTCACGCCGTAGCTGCTCGCGCTGCGGCCGAGGCTCGTCCACGGAACCCAGTTGGTCGTGTCAGTGACGGCGTTGCCGATGTTGCCGGCCGTCAGGGAGACGTACCAGATGGCTCCTGAGCGGACCACGTTATTGATGGCATAGGTCGTGCCACCTGCATAGGCAGCCGGAACAAGGACGATCTCGCCTTGCTGATACGCTGTGGTGGTGAGGCCGGTGGTCCCTGTATTGTAGAGGTCGAGCGCCAACGCACCACAGTAGCGGTTGTAGTCGGGGTCGAGTTCGGGGGAGACCGTTGCCGCGGTCTTCGCCGCGCGGGTCTGCCAATAGAACGTCTCGCCCGCATAGAGCCCGGTGGGAGGGGTGTAGGAGACAATGGCCCCGGAGGCGTAGGTTGTGCCCGAGACCCACGTAGCGGGCACCCACGTCACCGTGTCGATGCCGATGGCGCGGAGGACCGCACGCTTGGTGGCGAAGCGCCAGAAGTTCGTGGTCAGTTCGCTCTCGCGCAGCTTGTCGTAAGTGAATACGGTTTCGAGCGCCTGCTCGCTGTGGTCGGCGAGGGTGGTTATGCGGGGCTGCCGCGCAAGCTGGAGCGCGCGGTTGATGATGTCGATCGGCAGCGTAAAGGCCGACATTTACCGGCCCCGCGGTGCTGTCGCGCCTTGCTGCTGCGGCACGTCTGTCTCGGTCGGGTCGTCCTCGGACGAGCCCCCTTCGATCTCGTTGACGAACTTCGCCATGTTGATGTAGCCGGTGTAGAGCGCGCGGACATTGTTCAGCCGCTCGGTGCTCTGCGTGAGGGTGTCACACAGTGCGATGGCGATCCGCGCGGCCCATACCTCGCAGAACAGGTCGTCCATGACCGTCATATCGGTCTGGTCGGCGACGAACCGCATGATAAAGCCGTCCGTATCGTTCGTCATCAGGTGGCCGGCTTCGACCTCCCAGTCGTTGTACCGCATCGCCGCGGTGACGTTGAGTTGCACCCCGGCGGCGCTCTTGGGGTCTTGCGCAGCCATGCGCAGGAAGTTGGCCGGCAGGCGGTAGATGCCGCGGACGGCGGACCCGTCCGGCTTGTACCCCATCGGGGAAATGGTGGTCGTCGTGTTGGCCGCGATGGTCGCCCCGGCGATGACGTGCCAGTAGGCAGTGTTAGCCGCCTGCGCCTGGTTCAAGCTGGCCGCGACAGCGATGTAGACGACGCTGCTGGTGTAGATGATGTCGCCGGGGTAGTAGTTGACCGAGGCGGAATAGACCTGTGCGGTGGTGGGGCCGAAGTAGGGTATCCAGTACGGGTTGATCCCGCCCGCACCCTGCACCTGGGCAAGGTTGGTCGCGCGCACAGACATCCACAAATACCCGGCACTGTCTGCGATGATGTCGCCCACCGCGTAGGTGGTGCCGATTGCCCATGTGGCAAAGGTCACGTTGTCAGTGGTCGAGACGATCTTGCGCATCACGGCGTGGCGGACGGCGAACGTCCACACGCTGCGCTGCAACTCCGAGCGGCGCACCTTGTCAAAGACGAAGTTCGCCTCGCGGGCCGGCTTGCTGCTGTCGGTGAGGGTTGTGATCCGCGGCACGCCGAGGTGCTGGAGGCCGCGGTTCACCACATCTACAGGAGTTGTGAAGGCCATACTCTGTTCCTAATGGGTGTCGAAGTCGGTGCCCGTTCCCGTCTCCACCTCAAACTCGGTGGCGACGGTAGTATCGAGTGTATTGAAGGTCGTGTTCGCAGAAGGAGCCGACTGCCCCCACGAAACGCCCCACGAAACGCCCCATGAACCTCCCCAAGCGTCAGCCATCTATGGCCCCCACGGGCTGAGAGTGGTCCCGGCACCGTTCACAGTGATGCTATTCACTTTCGTCACGTTCGCGCTGACCACACTGGTAACGGACCCGACTGCGCCCGTCACACTGCCCGCACTCGTGATCGTGCCGGCCGTGATATTGGTCGTGTTCGCGATCGTGCCGCTGGGGAAGGTAGCCGACAGAAACCCGGTCGGCTTCCATCAAAAGTCGCTGTGTCGTTTACCCCCGGCCCTGACGCGGGCGCTCCAGTTCCCCCGGTCCCTGTACCCCAGTGAGCCGATGAAGCCGTTGTGCCGTCCCAATTCCCGGTCCCCCCCGTCCAGAAGCGAGCCGCCATTGCTAGGCAACCGAGAGGGGGGCCGCCGCCACCGCCGTCGCTGTCGCTGTCGCTTGGAGGTCAACTACGGCCATCTGTAGGTCCGCTATCTGCTGCTGGTATTCGGCGATCTTGGCGTCGATACCCGCCTGCGTAGCAAGCGCCTGCTCCTCGGCGATCTGTGGGGCGCGGAACGCTACCCAGGCATCGGCAAGCTGCTGCTTCTCCTTTGCGATTGCGTCAGGGTCACGCTTCGCCCATTCGTCCTCGGAAAAGCTGAGCGTGTCTTGGTAAAGGCCGAGCGTCGTCATCACCCCGAAACGGAGATTGACAGTCACAACATCGGGCGGGAGATCGCTCACGAGACGCCAGCCTGTTGAACTGCCTCCGCGAGCACGCGCCGGCTATTCACCAATGCGGCTTCCCGAATTTCGACGTTCTTTTCCCTGGCGAACAGTTCGCCTTCTTTCACAGTAGCCGCGGCGTCTCGTGCGGCAAGGGTCTTTTCGTAGGCAGTCTGGTCTTTTGCTACCGTCGCTTGCGCTGCGGCCTGCGCCTTGAGCTTTTCAGCTTGTGCCGCAAGCTGCGCGGAACGGGTCTCGTAGTCCTTCGCCGTCTTGATGAGGTCGGCTTTGGCAGTCGAGAGTGTCAAAAGGTCCGCGTCAACCGAAGCGCGGTCAGCTTCAATAGCACTGCGCTTTTCGTCGAGTGCAACGGTGGCAGCAGTAGCTTCGTCGCGCGCTTGGTTGAGTTCAGCCCGTGCTTGCAGCGCCTTCGCCGGGTCGGCGATGATGTCCAAGAGCGCGTTGGCGCTTGATACATCATTCCCTATTCCAAAGCCCGCCATGAACTATCTCCTACGCGATTGCGAACTTGTAGGTGCCCGCGGGCAGATCAACGAGCGCGACGCCATTGGCTGAGATAGCGGTCGCAGCGGTAAGGTAGGTAGAATTGTCGCCCGCGAGTACCTGGAGGGTCACAGTGCCGAAGCCGGTAGCCATGCAGACGATGCCGTAGCGACCCCCCATGAGATTGAACGCCGCGGTAGTTGCGCTGATGTTGGTAAAAACGAAGCTCTCCCGGCTCGCCGAGTGGTCAAGCGAGATATGGGTGAGGCTCACATAGACTGCTGATGCGGCCATCGGCTACCTCATGCCATTGGGGATTGTCATCGCGACGCTGGCGATGTCAGCGGTCGAGGAGAAGTAGTAAGACGCGCCGCCGAGGGGCACCTGATAGGAGGTGTGCCCACTGCGAAGCATCGTCAGAATGACGTTGTTCCCGCTGTCGTACAGGGTCAGCGTTCCGGGGTAGTTCACGTCC